TGCCGTCACCGGAACATTCGTCGGGTCGGTTGCGATCCAGCGCGGCGTCGGAGGCGGGAACATCGCGTGGGATACGGTCGCGACGTACACGACCACGCAGTCGGCCACGGACATCAAGAACGCGACCAACAAGCGCCAGCGGTATCGGTGGACCTGCACGGCCTACACGTCGGGCACCGCGACCTGCACGCTCGACGGGCTCGACAATCAGGGCGCCATCGAATCCGAGGACTTCATCGACCTCGGGCTCGGTATCAAGGACGACCTCGATCCGACGAAGATCGTCCGGTTCCAGGCGTCCGGGATCTCGACGGGAACCACGCGGACGCTGACGGTTCCGGATGCGAGCACGACGCTCGTGGGGACCGACGCGACGCAGACGCTGACGAACAAGACCCTGACCTCGCCGACCTTGACGAGCCCGACCGTGAACTCGGCGACGATCAACGCGCCGACCTTGACGGGGGCTGGCTTCTCGGTCACGCCGAACGCAACTGACGCCACGGTCGGAACGGTTGCGAGCCCGGTTTCCGGGACGACCGCGGTTACGATCGCGCGTTTCGGATCCTTCTTCCGCCTGGATTTCACCCTGACAAGCGCGGCAGTGCCGTGTACGGATGCGACGTCTGGCGGATCCTACGGGACGCTGAAGCTGTTCGACTTCGCGCAGGGTTCGTTGCTCTATGTTGGCAGGACTACACGGCGTTCTCCGAGGGTGCGGCTCTCACGGGCGGCGCGGGAGACGCGAGCTTCGACATCGGCATTGGATCGGTGGCGATCGCTTCCGCCGCGGACGGCGCTCTGACCGGCACGAACGACGACATCGGATCCGAGGTCAATGTCACGCTGTCCGGAGGGACGGGCACGGGCACGTCGCACACGGGCGCGAGCGTCGCGCATGACGGGACCGGATCGGCGGGGGACCTGAACCTGAACTGGTCGGGCACCGCGGCGACGATCGACGCGAGCGCGAACATCTACGTCACGGGCACCATCACCGTGGTCGGCATGCTCATGGGCGACGATTAACCCTGAGGGGGATCCGTGGCCAACGTTGCTGCTGTTGTGACAATGGACCATCACGAGCCCGGCGTCCGTCACGTGCTGTGGGAGACCATGGCAAAGGGCGATGTCGGGATCGGAACGGACGCTGGGACCGGGGACAACCTCGGCATGTCTGCGTTCGCGGACCGCACTGTGACAGTCACGGGGACGTTCGACGGAGAGACGTTGACCATGCAGGGATCCCTGGATGCGTCGAACTGGTTCACCCTCACAGACCAGGTGGGGGCGGACCTTACGTTTACGGCCGCGGGGATGAAGATGGTCGCAGAGCTTGTCCGGTACATCCGGCCTTCACTCAGCGGGTCAGGGGCGGGCTCGGACATCGACGTGCGGATGATCGCGCGGTCCAGCTCGACGAAGCTGCAATGACGACCGACGATCCGGGATCTGTACGGGCTCAGACGAAAAAGGATGAGCGAGACGACAAGACGCGGAAGGCGGACCTGAGGTCGATACTGGAAACTCAGGGAGGCCGTCGCGTGATGTGGTCGTTGATGTCGAGATGTGGGATATTCAGGACGTCGTTCGACCGGGAGAGTGCGACGCAGACAGCCTTCAACGAGGGCGAACGGAACATCGGGCTGATGCTTCAGGACGACATCCTGTCCGCATCGCCTGAAGCGTACCTGAAGATGACGCAGGAATCGAAGATCAAGGAGTAGTGAATGCCCCCCGAAGCAGCAACCCTGAACGCGCCACCCGCGGCAGTCGCAGGGGATCCCGTCCAAAAGCCGGAGACATCGCCCGCAGCAGGCACAGCGCCGAAGCCGGCAGACGCACCTCCCGCAGGGACACCGGATCCGAAGTCGACCGCTCCGGACGCAAGTCCGGGCGCTACTCCGGGAACCCCGGCGGCGTACGCGCTGAAGATCCCGGATGGCTCGCTTCTCGCGCAGGCGGATATCGACTCGATTTCCGCGTGGGCGAAAGAGCGGGGGTACACCAACGAGGAGGCGCAGGAGATCGTTGGCCGGGAGCATGAGACGTCGTTGAGGGTGATCGAATCCTTGAAGACGCAGCATGAGAGGGAACAGCAAGCGTGGGTTGATTCCGTCAAGGCAGACCCGGAACTCGGGGGAGACAAGCTCTCGACGACAAGGGATCTTGCCGGAAAAGTTCTGCGCAGGTTTGGTTCCGACAAGCTCGCGGAGGACGTGAAGCGTACGGGCCTCGGGAACTATCCCGAGTTCGTCCGTCTTCTGGCGAGGATTGGAAGGGCGATTTCAGAGGACACGCTCGCGACGGGGAGTATTCCTGCGCCGGGCGGAAGGAAGTCCGACGCGGAAGCATTTTATCCGACGCCGGAGTGACAAAACAGGAAAGGAATGAACAATGGCTCTTCTGGGTGGAACTCTTCTCACAATTTCGGACTGGGCGAAGCGCATCGACGCCAACGGCAAGATCGCGCGCATCGCGGAGCTTCTGAGCCAGCGAACGCCGATTCTCGAGGACCTGCCGTTCATCGAGGCGAACGACATCCTCGGTCACCGCACCACGGTTCGGACCGGCCTTCCGCTTGCGGCGTGGAAGAAGCTGAACAGCGGCGTTCCGTTCACCAAGAGCCGCACGGCGCAGGTGACGGAGACGATCGGAATCCAGGAACAGCGTTCGGCCGTGGACGAGGACCATCCGGGAGTTGGGCTCGGCCTCGCAGACCTGCGGCTGTCCGAGGCTCGTCCTCACATCGAATCCATCGGCCAGGAGTTCAGTTCCTCGTTCTTCTACGGCTCGACCTCTACGGCGCCGGAGGAGATCATGGGTCTGTCCCCGAGGTACAACTCTCTGTCCGCGGAAAACGCGCAGAACATCATCGACGCGGCAGGCACCGGTTCGGACAACACGTCCGTCTGGCTGCTCAACCTCGCTCCGGACGAGACGATCTTCGGTATCTTCCCGCGCGGGTCGACGTCGGGGATCGAACACAAGGACCTCGGCTTGCAGCAGATCCAGGACGCGGATGACAACTGGTACAGCGCCTATCTGGACCAGTGGAAGATGAAGTCCGGCGTCGTGGTGAAGGACTGGCGATACGGTGTTCGGATCGCGAACATCGACGTGTCCAACCTGGTCGCCGAGTCGAGCGGCGCGGACCTCGCCAAGAGGATGATCGCCGCGTTGAACACGATCCAGGGCACGAGTTCCGGGCGGACCCTGTTCTACATGAACAGGACCGTGAAGAACATGCTGGACATCCAGCGGCTGAACAACCTGCGCACGTCGGGCATGACGTACCGTGACGTGGACGGGAAGATGATCCCGACGTTCCAGGACGTCGAAATCCGCGTGACCGATTCCCTGGTGAACAACGAAGCCCGCGTCGTCTGATACTGATGGGGCTTCGACCCGAAGACAGGTCAACAGGAAAGGAAGAGCCAATGCTCATTGACGCACAGGAACAGTTTTCGAACGCGCAGGCCCTTACGGCGACGGTCGCGTCGACCAACGTGGTCGATCTCGGCGTCGATGGCGACGTCGGATTCGGCATCGGCGAGCCCATGGACATCGTGATCCAGCTCGACGTGGCTGCGGACGACACGACCGGCAACGAGACGTATACGGCCGCGCTCCAGACGGACGACGACTCGGCCTTCGGTAGCGCGGTTCAGATCGGTGGGACGGTGACGATCGCCGCCGGGGATGTCGCGGGGACGCGGTACTTCATCCCGATCCCGGCCGCGAAGGAGATGGGTCGGTACGTCCGCGTGTACTACACGCTCGGCGGAACCACGCCGACCGTGACGGTGACGTCCTACCTGATGCCTCGCAGGTTCGTGCAGAACGACCAGTACTACCCGAACGCGAGCGTCATCGACGTGTCCTGAACTGCAACGAGATCACTTCTCCCCAGGGGGCTCCGCGTTGCGCCGCGGAGCCCCCACCCTGTTTTTACGGTGACGCGCAAAAAAACGGAGGAACGATGATCGTCAGGGCGACTCGTGTTGGGTTCTACAACGGCCGGCGTCGATACCCCGCCGGGCACGGCCACGCCGACAGCGGTAAGCCGTTCCACCTGATCCCGATGGAGTACACGGACCCGAAGACGAAGAAGAAAATGGTCCTGACTCCTGAGCAGCAGTTCTCCTTGAACTGGATGGAGATGGTGAACGTGAAGGAGTCGTCCAAAGGAAGGAAGCCCAAGGTCGAGATCGAGGACGCGGTCGACCCGTCGGAAGTCCCGATCGAGGAGGCCCGTGGGGCAAAGGATGCCCCTCCGGGCCTGTCGCAGTCAGGGTCGACCCGGAACCATCCTTCGACGCTCTCGGAGATGGCAAAGGAGTCCGACAGACAGCGCGATTCGCGCCTGAGGGACAGCGATGAGGACATGATCTGATGGAACACGGAAAGGGAATGGAAGGCATGGCCTCAATGGCTATGTCCAAGAAGAAGATGAAGTCCATGGCGGAGTCGTTGGAAAAGTCCGACGACGGCCCGAAGTTTCCGTACGGGACAGAGCTGCGGCTGGACGACCATCTGATGGAGAAGCTTGGCTTGAAGGACGTGCCCGTGGTCGGAGGCACGATGGAGATTCACGCGATGGGGCGCGTTACGTCTGCGCGGTCCGAATCCATGCAGGGTGGGAAGAAGGTAGGGAATATCACCGTGCAGATCGAGCACATGAGTATGACGTCGAAATCCCTGAAGGATTCTCCTTCGGACGGGGAAGCGTTCTACCCGAAGGGAAAATAGGCCGTGTCGTTCTCGAAGGTCGAGATTGCGAACATGGCGATTTCTCATCTCCGGATCGGGAAGGAGATCGCAAATCTCGAGACCGAGCGCAGCGTGGAGGCTGCTGCGGTCAACCGGTTTTTCGCCATCGCCCGAGAGAAGGTTCTGCGCGACTTCCGCTGGCCGTTCACTACGAAGTTTGCAGCCCTCGCCCTGGTGGAGGAAGACCCGACGGACGAGTGGGACTTCTCCTACCGGTACCCGTCCGACTGCCTGTTGATCCGGCGCGTTCTTTCCGGGTCGAGGAACGATTCGAGGCAGAGCTTGGTATCCTACATCATCGGGCAGGATGCTCAGGGAATCTTGGTCTACACCGACATGGAAGATGCGCAGATCGAGTACACGAAGAACGAGAGCGACACGACGCGGTGGCCGTCTGACTTTGTATTAGCGTTCTCGTACTATCTCGCATGGCTGATCGCGCCGCGCCTCACATCCGGGGACCAGTTCGGGCTTGGGCGGCAGGCGGGGCAGGCGTATTCAATCGAGATCGGCAACGCCCGCGCCGCCGCGCTGAACGAGCAGCAGCCAGACCAGGAGTTGTCATCCGAGTTGGAGCGGTCGCGCGAGGATCTCGACATCAGCAGCCGAGGGGAGGACTGGACCGCGCATCAGTCCGGGTCCGACATTGTTACATGAGCAACGTCGTTCACAGGTCGTTTTCGGGAGGCGAGATAACCCCAGCCATCTACGCTCGCGTGGACGTCTCGAGGTATCAGTCCGGACTTCGTACCTGTAGGAACTTCTTCATCGCCCGGCACGGAGGCGCGTACAACCGGCCCGGCACGCGGTTTATCTGCGAGACGAAGGACTCGACGAAGCAGTCGAGGCTGATCCCGTTCATCTTCAACGAGGACCAGGCATACATCCTTGAATTCGGCGATCTGTACATGCGGATCGTCCGAGATGGAGCGCAGCAGCTTGAGACGTTGCAGACCATTACGGGCGCGACGGCGGCGAATCCGGTAGTCGTGACCTGCGCGGGGCACGGGTACCTGAATGGGGAAGAGGTTAACATCCAGGCCCTGGCGAACGGAGTTGTTGCGGGGATCGCAACCAGCCTCGTCGGCCGGAACTACATCGTGGCGAACAAGGCGGCGAACACGTTTGAGTTGACAGGGATCGACGGGACGGGGTTCTCCGCGTTTTCTGCCAACATGCGGGTCG